TGTTAAACAAGTCCGTTCAACAAGTTGTAAAAAGTAGCAATGTCCGCTAGGATAAAAAATTTTCGCATACAGTCGAGACTGTATGGTACATAAAAAATTCCTATTGGAACACAATCCCTAAGGATAGTACTTAATACAACTCGACAAACGTCGGGACATAATGGCTATGCGTATAATTTCAACAAATAGTAACCAAAATGCAAGAATACATTGCTCGTATTCTTAGTAGCGTTAAATAAGCCGCTACAGCTTGGGTGCCCTTTTTCCAAAGGAAAGGCACTAAACCTGTTTGATTTTAATTTATTTTATAATTTTTAAAAGAATTTTCTCCTGAAATATACAAATATACATAATATACAAACACACCGTTTTTTAATGGGAACGGTATTAAACCCATAATGTGATATTTTGCCAAAGGAACATCACTAAACCTCTTGTATGGTATTTTTCCAAAGGAATACCATTAAACCTTTATATGTTTTGCTTGCTGACCTAAGCAGCAACAGGAATGGCATCATATCTGTACAAAACTGGTGAATTCAAAAAGAAAATCAATGAATAATCAGCACCAGCTGCACAGTATAAGTCAACACCACCCGAAAATACGTTCACTGCTAAATTATTTACATGGGTTGAGGTTAACATAATTGAATCTGTTTGTGACTCATCCGCATCAATAATAGGGTCATATCTCAAGAAGTAACTATTAGCTAGCATCTTGAACCGCGAGTACATTGGTGCACAAATAGAAATCCCAGGTTGAATGAGTGGATGAGTGGTATTAAGACCACTCAATCCATCAGGAACTGTTGTTAATATAGTGCGCGCAATTTGAGAAGCAGTTGAACTTCCAATGGGATACGAAACATTTGTAACATAATTTGCTGGTGTGGGTCGAATTGAAGTTCGAGACAGCGTAATATTCTTACAATCTCCACCGAAATTGGAATTCACATGCCAATTAATCGAACCACGTTGACCAATAAAACACTGCCCAAACCATGTAACTGGATGCCAATTAACAAAATTATAAGAGCGTGTCAATCCTGATAAAGGACTAACAACGCTATTTAAACCTTGCGTGGGTGTGTAACCAGGATATACAGGTACTCGAGGGAAAACACTTTGGAAAATTGTTACAGTCGAAGCACTCATAGCATCTGCTTGCGCTCTAGCATAGAAAATACTTCTATTCATAAGCGAACGCAAAGAAGTGACAGACTCACCATGGTAAATGAGATTTATTGCTGGATCGGTCTCAGATTTGCACATACCAAGCATAACTTCATCTAGATACTGATCGTACCCAATGCCCTGCGATTGAACTTCGAAGGGTGCTAATTGACGACTGATATCTCGGGGAGCTGCAAATTCAATATTTTCAGCCATACGGGCAAAAACAAGAATTTTGATATCTGCTGAAGCAACTGGAGAAGTTTGTCTATTAACAACCTTCACCGTGACGACACCATTAGAAAAACCATCGAAACCTGTACCAGCGAGTTCGGTTAAACGAAATTGATTACCTAAATTCTCTGAACTGGTTTTAAGGTAGGCGGTGCTTTGCAAATATGGTACTCTGAATTCAACATCGGTGGTTTCAGTTATATCTAAAATTTGAGTATAAATTTGATTGGATGAATTGGCAACATTAAAATTGTAACCAGTTGGACTCCAACTAATTTCCACCCTACCTTTATGATATTGAGTACAAATAAATTTGAGACGATAAATAACATCGCCTCTCCAGTATTTGAAACAAGTAGAAACCATATAAGATGGAGTTGTATAAAAAACACGTTGAGAAGGTTCCGTGACATACCTAAAATGATTAGGCAAAACATGCCAATTATACAGACCATCCCCTGGTACCTTGGTTGAAGCCCAATTAAATTCGGCAACATAACTTTCACGACCACAAAAAGTAGCTATATTCAACTCATCAGATAATGAAACGCCACAAATACTGGGATCGATAGATAATTCATTCTTTGAATCGACAGAAAGTTTGTCAACGGGATTTCCTATATCGGTTGCCGCCAAGTGGGGTAAATTGGTGTTTTTAAAATAGTGAACATCATCAATGACTGGAACATTAGTATATCCAAACAATGATGCTATATTTGAAATAGCACCCATCCCCATAGAAGTAGCTGTCATAAAGGGTCCAATAACTGGCACTTTAGAAAGAGAACCTGTCATTCGAGCCATAGCAGATGCCGGCTTAGAAATCGTACCCGCATGTGAATATTCATCCACACCGGTGGACTGTAAAGATAAAATAGTGGTAGGTCCAGCTACTTCAACATCATCAGCCCAAGCATAAAATGAAATATCACACGTACTTCCAGCAACAGAATTTGCATTAAGAAGATCATAGAAAGAATTATATGATAAAAGTCCCATAGATGAAATTCCATCGGCTGTAGTTGGCAACCATTGAGAGTTATATATAAAAGGTAACGTCATAGAACCACCTTGGCAATTTTGAGGATACAAATATATATGTGGTCTCTGTGATAATGGTATGAATTCAAACAATGAATTGGATGGTGTAACTGAAGGGTTATATTCAGGTAGAGGTTTGTATGAAACTAATACAACACCATAATAAAATGGAGATGCATTAATAATAATCTTTAACTTCAAATTACACTTTATAAATGCATAATTATCTAATTTGCGTTTAATCACGGGATTATTAAAATACAAAGTCCAAGGATCTATGGTGGTAAATGGTATAGTCGTACCCTCAACCCAAGAATATTCATGAATAAGAGTTGGTCGAGAAAAGAATTTACCCAAATCTCCACCATTAGTCTTATCAACTTTCTGAGTGAGAATAGAACCACCGATGTCCATATCCATACCAGATACATCACCTTTAAAAGCTAGAATCTCACTAGACTCTTCTGCCACATTATCGGTGATGGAGGATTGGACAAAATCTACTGGAGCAGATTGCAAAACATAAGATTGCGATTGTACTACGCATGATGGTAGACAACCTTGTTGTTTCTTTGAAAGAGAAACAAAACTTGAGAGGATTTCCTCCTCCCGCGGAGTGCTGTTTTGCACAGCACGCGCATCGACACGTTTACTCGGACGGTCCGCCTTAATATTGTTTGCAATAGTTTTTATAAAATGCGATAGCTTATTAGACTAAAGCAAGTTTCTTGGTTTTCAACCAAGAGAAATGTAATGATATTAACATTTCAGACCTCATTTAGTTTAACGTGAGAGAGGTCAAAAACCCACAGCAGGAAAATTAGGCTCTCTTAGTATTGGCACCACTAAGGTAGTCATCTACTAATTGAGACCAAGTCGGGAACGTGCTTTCCTGCACCCACTCTTTTAGATCGAGTTCATCCACCATCTCAATAAGGAGATCGCGTTTTACCTCGAAAAATTCCTTTCCCTGGAAAAAATAATCACGGATAGCAGAACCTATTATGCTTATCATTTGTTCCTCTTTTCCAACGGATTTGGATCTAGTCCAAACCATAAGAGATTTTTCCGTTGATTCAAGATCAATGGGGGCTAGATAATAGCCCAATTCATCATTGAAAACCCAGGAACGTTTTAAGAAACTAGCATCGGCAATATCAATGTAAGGAATACTAGCGGCTTCCTTATCAGCCATAGTATAAGTTATACCCATATGTGCAAAAACCTCCGAAATTGTGGTATGATTATACCATTCTGCTTTTTTAGAAACAGACATAATATTATCATCACCATAAGTCATAAGTGCAACAAATTCTTTGAAATCTTTGCAGGTGTGTTCGGGATTCAGCACAACAAAGGCATAACGCATATACAATGCATTGACAAAGCCATTGATAATGACAGTCAAAGGGTGACCTGAAGGATTTGAACCAAAAAATTCTACTAAATCTCCATTGTAATCCACCATGGGAAAAGCCACATCTTGTGCTATACCATCAATAACCGAAAGATCATCTTCTGTATAATTGCCGGAGGCCGCACACAAACGCTTAATTATTTTGAAAGCTGCCAAAATAAAAGCGGGGGGCATAGTCTTATCGAAAGCTCGATAATCTCCAGCGATAATACGATCTTTACCAAATTTGGTTAAATAATTGTATAATTTGGTCCACTGTGGGGATTGAGATATAATACCAGGAGCTGATTCAAATTTTTCTTGATTCAACTGAATTAAACGAACCACAGGTAGCAAATACTTACGAACAACTAGACTCCAATCCATAGGTGCTCCGACAAAAACACGAGTTTTACCCAATTTCACTTTCTTAAAAGAAACAGCTTCATCCTTAAGATGAGCGCAATAATTGGGGTATTGTCTTTCACGCCTATGATAACCTTCAATGATAACTTTCATATTATCCTTGATTTCATCAGTGATGTCGACAGGATGTTGCAAATCATGTTGTTCTGGAATAGGAAATAAGAAATTTTTCTTACCTTTTTTCCAAGGATTTCCAGCACTAGTATTGCGATTCAATTTATCAACATATGCCACTCCTTTTGCTCCATTTATAGCAGTAAAAAGATCGTAAACATGCAAATCTTTGATATCATCAAGATCCTTAACAATTTCTTGAAAAAAGGATTCTTCACAATGATCTAAAATATCCTGTTGATAATTAACAACAGGTTTAAGCATGTCTGCAGCAGCAATGCGCCAAGGGCGAAAGGTTTTCATATCAGGTTTACCAAATTTAATTTTATATCCGTGTGGAGATAAAAAATTGGCCATGGGAGTCACCTCAACGGCTGATTTATGGGTGGGTCGAAACCCAACAAAAGAACCATAAACAGCGGCTGAACCCTCTTCAAAATATCGAAAGGGGGACTTCCTATGTAATTCTGTCAAATTTCGCTCCGCAGAAGCAGAAGAAATACGGGGACAAGAAGCCTGAAGAGTATACATGTCTTCACGTACAATCCCATCCAGTGTTGATTGGTTTACATTCGTAGCACCAACACACTGGGTAAAATTGCTCTTTAGGACATGTAATCCCATAATGATAAAACCTTGAACAGTTTCACCAATGAGTAAAGAACCACAATCACCATTTTTTGTAGCTAATTTACTGGTTGCGGACCAAACTCTGCCTCCAAAACCTGGTGCAAATTTTTGTCCTGTCCAACCATCTGGTTTAATACAAGTGAGATTGTTTTCAATGATTTCTCCTGTTGAATTACGTCCAATATAAAACCCATTGGTTTTGATTTCAATGTCACTTTTTGCAAAGTACTGGGTAATATCCTTTCGTGGGGGTAAATTGGGAATTGTAATAATACAAACATCATTAATAAGATCACGTTCAATCTGCGATTCAGTGATACCCACATCAATATTTCGACATACGCCATTTATGGAGGTATGTTGAGCTATATGCATGCGAGTTAACTGCTTAAGAACCGGAAACACATGGTTATTACCAATATATTTTTGCCCCTTAAGACACGTTAATCTTCCTGCGTAAACTTGCCCGTCAATATGCATAGCAGCATTGATACAATTTTTAGAAATAATACTAATAAATTGATCTCTGTTCAAGCTTTTTGAAGAAGTAATTTGCGGTGTAGTATCAAAAGTTGATAAAACAAATTCATTCTTATACCATATATTCTCGGGTTCATCATCTTTAGCTTCTGGCTTATGACCAGCATCTAAAACAGATACGGATCCTTGAGTCATATAGAACTTACACATTTTATATATGATAGTTCCGGAGGTCAACAAAGCGACAACAGCAAGAAGAGTTTTCGGATAACCAATAGAATCTTGAATGCGCTGACCAATTCTACGGCAACGGTGGCGGATAAATAAATGAACAGCATGATTGCCAACACCAGTCATGAGACGACTTGAAACCATCA